GGCTCCGGCGCATCGTCGTACATCCCGACCGGAGCAAGCACGGGGAACAGGGCGGCGGATTCGTGCGTGATGACCGGGACAAACTTCTCTTCGTGGTTTGCAGGCGCGACTGAGGGCGTTCTGTATACGCAATTTGAGAAGCCGCGAAGTCAGTCAGGAACACTTGGACACGACCATTCTTCTGTGGGAATGCAGTACGCAAGCGGAAGTGGTTTCGCTGTTTACGCTGGATACAACAACTACTACCCGACTACGCTTCTTTGGCCTACTGGCGGTGCAATCTTTCCGGGAGGTATTGCATCTGCAATCCCCGCAGTCACCAAACAGGCCGGAAAGTGGTTTGGTGGAAACGACGCAACCAATTATGCAAACGGAGTGCAGGGAACGACTAGCGCAGGAACGGGAACTCTTGCGCCAACCATGCTTTCTATCGGTGCCAATAGCGCGTCCGGTACTGCTGCTACACGCGATTGGCTGAACGCCTGCGTTCGCACCGTGAAGTTCTGGCCTGTCGCTCTTCCCGACTCGCAAATCATCGCCCTCACCACCTGACATGGACTACCTACTCCGCTCAACCACCGAGTCCGACATGGACGATGCGCTTATTTCCGCTGGTGTGGCGCAGGAAGTCACCGATGAGGAGGGCGAGGTCACCGTGCAGCCCGTCGCAGGGATCACGCTTGACCGCATCGGGCCGATCCCGGCGCAGGTAGACGAGGAAGGGATCATCGTCCGCCCTGGTGACCCGCGCTACCACGCGAACATCCGGGCCACCATTGAGCTGACCGAGGAACAGGTGGAGGCTCTGCCGACCTTTGCCCCCGAGCCGTCCGTCCCGTACCGGGTGTTCATCTAATGGAAATCGACCTCAAGCCAACCGAAGAGATGGCCGCCAACGCCGAGCGTGGGCTGGCGTTGCGCGAGAAGCACGGCCGCGGTGGCACGGAGGTCGGCGTGGCTCGAGCGCGGGACATCAAGAACCGCAAGAACCTGTCCCCGGACACGGTGCGCCGGATGAACTCCTACTTTGCCCGCCACGAGGTGGACAAGAAGGGCGAGGGTTGGGGAAAGGATTCTGCCGGGTATATCGCGTGGCTTCTGTGGGGGGGCGATGCCGGCAAGGCGTGGGCCGACCGCAAGAGCAAGGAACTGGACCGCAAGGAGGACAAGACCGTGAATAGCAAGGCATCGCACAGCGTGCAGGATGACGGCGAGAAGATCAAGATTGAGCGCGTGGAGCTGTTCATGGCGTTTGACCCGGCCATTGACGATGGCGAGGCCGACCCGGAGCTAAAGCGGTTCAACAACGAGCGCCTGAAGTCCATCGTCCGCGCCACCCGCGCCCACATGGCGCGTGGCTCCTTCCCCCAGGTCGTGGTCATGCACGAGAAGAACGGGGACGAGCCGAAGAGCGCCGTGGGCAGAATTCCTTCGATCAATTACGAAGAACGCAATGGCATCGGTTACATTGTGGGAGACATGGAGGTGAACAAGCCCATCTTCGACAGCCTCATTGCAACCAACGCATTCCCGCGTCGGTCGGCAGAGATTTGGGCTGAATCGAACCACCTGTCGGAAGTGGCCCTGCTGGGCCGCGAGACCCCGCGCCGGCCGTTGCCCGATACCCACTTCGCCCGCGAGGGAAAGAAGATCACTTGTTCCAAGTCAAACTTCGACCTCGCCGGGGTCGGAGGCGGACTCAACACCTTTGTCCCGGCGACCACCAAGGAGGAAGCCTCAATGGCATCCAACGATTACCGCGAAGAGCTTGAGGCGATGAAGTGCGCCATCGGCGAACTCGCTGACATGATGAAGAAGAAGTTCGGTGAGGACGAGTCCAAGGACAAGAAGGACGAGATGTCCGCCGAGTCCGAGACCGACATGGAATTCCAGGCCAACGAAGGCGACGAAGGCGTTCACATCGACATCGGCAGCCATGACGTTGAGGCTCCCAAGGAAGAGGAAGAGGCCATGCCCGTGGTCGCTGCCCGTTCGACCTACTCGCTGCGTTCGGAGAACGCCCGCCTGAAGTCCCGCATGGAGCGCCTCGAGGCCGAGATCCGCCGCGAGAAGTTCTCCCGCGAGATCGACATCCTCGAGCAGGACGGCTACCGCATCCCCGAGTCGCAGCGCGACAACCTCATGACCCAGCTCCAGGCCAGCCGCGACCCGGTTGCCCTGCTTGAGTCGTGGCGCTCCCTGTTCTCCCGTGATCCCATCGGTGCGAAGATTGACATGAGCCGTGCGGCCATGCCGAAGACCGTCAGCGGTGGCGACATCTCCTCGTTGGTCAAGGAATTCGCCGGCAAGCCGGAAGAGTTCGCCAAGGCCATCAACTCCCGCATCAAGCGTTAATCGCAGAAGGACACTACAGAAATGCTTCAGTTCTCCCCCAATCTCATCGCAGGCGGCGACATCAACCCCTACGCCATCGTGAAGATGTCCACCACGGCATTCACGGGCCTTGCTTCCACCGCTGCTGCTGACTACGTTGTCGGCGCTGCTGACGGTTCGACCAAGCGTTTCGACTCCGCGCTCCACGCGGCTTCGGGCGACCCGATCAGCCTCCAGCCGTCCAACTGCGTGCAGCTCAAGTGCAACGGCTCCACGGCCATCACCGCTGGTCTTGCTCTCAAGGCAACGACCGCTGGCGCAGCCGTTGGTACGTCCACGAGCGGCGATGTTCCCCTGTTTGTTGCTCTCGAGGATGCGTCGGTTGGCGCGATCTTCTGGGCTTACCGTCTCCCCGCCACCAAGGCGATCTGATCCCTGACCCTAAGGAGGTCTTACCATGAGTTATGTCGCAGTCTGTGGCGGACTGAATACGTTCGTCCCCTCCACCAATGCCCTCGCAACGGGCGCTCTCCAGGTTGAATTCACCCGTGCGGTGAACACCTTCCCCATCACGAAGTACGCGCAGATCGTTCCCACCCAGCAGATGACGGGCTACTACCTCCGTCTTGACTCGGACGACAACGTCCGCGTGACTGATGTGAACGAGTTCGCTTGGCCCCTGGGCAACGACCGCCCGGTCGGCAAGATGAACCAGCACGACTTCGTGTCGTTCACCGCTGCCCGCTACGCCTACCCGTTCTACATCCCGAACGAGACCGTGAAGCAGGCCGCGTGGGACGTTGTCGCCCAGCACGCTCGTGCGAAGGCGCAGCTCGCCATGACGGCGCGCTCGATGCGTACCGCGACCGCCCTCACGGGCAGCGCGGCGCAGACGGCGTTCAACAGCGTTGGTAATAAGTATGACAGCGGAACGGCGATCTCGGGCGGTGCGTGGACCACCTCCACCGCCAATTACATTCAGAAGGGCATTCAGACGGCTCTCCAGCGCATCTCGCTCGCCACGGGCGGCGCGGTGCGTGGCGAGACCGACATCATGATGGTGATCTCGCCCACGGTTGCCAATCTGCTCTCGCAGACCACCGAAGTTCGTGACTACGTCAAGAACTACCCGGCCGCTCTGCCCTTCCTCCAGGGTAATGACACGTTCGCCAAGTACGGCCTCCCGCCGAACCTGTTCGGCGTGCAGGTCGTGGTCGATGACAGCGTGAAGGTCACCACCCGCAAGGGTGCGGCCAGCACCACCCGCTCCTTCGTCTACGGCAACTCGGCCGTGTTCGTGAGCCGTCCGGGTGGCCTGGTGGGCGTGGAAGGTTCCACCTCGTTCTCCACCTGTCAGATTTTCGCCTTTGAAGACATGACGGTTGAGAACTGGGACGATCCGCGTGATCGTCGCATCGAAGGCCGCGTGATCGACAACAGCACCTCGGAACTGGTTGCCCCGGTGTCCGGCGTGCTGGTGATTGATGTCACGACCTGACGTTTGTTCGCCATAGTCATGGGAGGGCAGGAGTTTCGATTCCTGCCCCCCCGTGTTCGCATAAGGGGACACCATGCCACAGTACGCCGGCTATGCGGAACTTGAGTCATCGCTTGATGCCAACATCATCGCGCAGCTCTCAAGCGATACGGGCAGCAACAACCCCGGCGCGAACTGCCTCGTGGACACCATCCTGCAACGCGCCAGCAGCGTGGTGCAGGCGTATGCTCGCGTGGGGAACATCTACACAGACACCGACCTGAACACGCTAGCGGCCGCCAATGACGGCCTCCTCGTGATGCTGACGGTGGACCTTGCGACCGAGATGCTGTTCCAGCGCCGCGCCATGAAGATCACCCCGGCCGTGGAGGCGCGGGTGACCCAGGCCCGTGCCATGCTCGAGGCGCTGCGGGACGGCAAGATGATCTTCGGAGCGGTGGCCAAGGCCGCCGATGCCGGCGTGGGTGAGGTGGCCGTTGTGCCGATCAACAACCTCGCCTGGTACAACAACATGAGCAGCAGCGCGTTCTTCCGTCCTCGCGCCACCAGCATCTACCGAGGCGGCTAATGGCATCCGATTGGGGCAAGCGCGTTGCCAAGGCGCTGCGCGACCCCGCGGTGGTCAACGGCATCGCCACCCTCGTAGGTCGCTACGCGAAGCAGCACATTGCAACGAGCCGCGGCCGGGACGAGAGCGGCGGGGAAACGGCCTTGCAGCCCTTGGCGGCCGTGAAGGGCGAATACTGGACCACGAGCAAGCCGAAGGATTCCGCGGCCATCAAGGCCACGCGAACGGTGGTCGTGGTGCGGCAGCGCAAGATGAAGAACGGCAAGACCGTGGCGAAGCCCACGACGGTCACGGAGTACCTCGTGACGAGCGAGTCCTACCGCGCTGGCGGGAAGCCCCTGCGCGACACCGGGCAGATGATGCGCGAGATGAACGCCAAGGGGCAGACGGGCGGCAACGGCATTTCGATCATCCTGTACGGCCCGTTGCACGCGATCTTTCACGAGCTTGGGTTTGAGACTAGCGGCCCCAACTACATCCCGCTGACGCGCAAGGGCAAGCGTTCGCACGCCACGGGCAACAACCCCACCAAGGAGGGCTTGGTGCGCGGCAAGGACTTCGTGATGGCTTGGCAGGGCGTGACCGTCCCCAAGCGACCGTTTATGATTCCGACCAACGATGAATGGGGAGAGATCGGAAAGTCGATTAGACTAGGCCTCGCCCGAATCCTGAAAGGAAGAAGCTGATGGCTACCGCAATTTTCGTCGCAGGACCAACCAAGATCCAGGTGAACCTGGGAGCTGGCTACGTTGACCTCGGACTGACCGACAACGACAGCCTCCCGCAGATCACCTACACCGACAACGTCCACGAGATCAAGACCGTGGCCTCGGGCGCTGTGCCGGAGGAAATGGTGCTTCAGAACACCACGGCGGTCATCTCCTGCACCCTGGTCAAGTGGGACGCGGCCAACCTGACGGCCTTGGCCGTGCGGGAGCGCGGCGCGGAATACACCACTACGGTGGGCCGTCTGCTCATCAACGGCAACGGCACGTTCGGGGTGAAGATCCTCCCGCTGACGGCTGGCAAGACCTCATACACGTTCGCAACGTGCATGATCATGGGCGATGCCATCAACCACAGCAACTTCGGCAACGTGGAGCAGCGTCTTGGGCTGACCTTCAAGGCCATCCCGACCCCGTCCACTAACGTCCTCGCTACCTCGGCATCCACATGATCGACCTGAACGAAGACAACGACCCGATGCTGTTCCGCGTGACCATTCCCACGGGCGCGCTCGTGATCCAATGGAACGAGCTTGTGGCCTCCGTGCAGAAGCGCAGCATTGCCGGCGGCGAACAGCCGACCGTGGCCGACATCGCCAACGCAATCCGGGCCGTGGCACGCACCCCCGAGGTGGCCCAGCAGGCCGCCGACGAGGTGCTGTTCGCGGTCTTTGCTCGGTTGGGCAAGGCGGTACAGAACGCGGGAAACTGACACGGGAGGCCGCCGTGTTCTTGGCGACCTATGGGCGGCCTCCCACCGACTTTGACCCGGAGACTGCTATGGGCCTCGCGCAGAACATTCCCATGATTGAGGCGCGGCAGAGCATCGTTCAGGCACGGGCCATCGCTATGGCGTTGGGATCGGCAGAGGTGGCGCAGCAGACGGTGGCGCTTGCTACCGGGGATGCCGACCTCGCCTTCCGTATCCGCATGAATCTCGAGCATCAGAAGGCGGTGGGCTGATGGCTACGCAGAACGCAGCGGTGTGGAACGCGCTCCTGACCGAGATCGCCAACTGGATGGTGACCGAGGGCTACGGCAGCGCCGTGTACCTGTCGGAGCGGCCGAGTGATGAGACCATCGCGCAGTACGCGATACAGATCATCCCAGGCGGCGACACCGCGCTGCATTGGCGGTCGGGCGTTGGTTTGCAGGAGGCCAAGATCGACATCGTGGTGTGGTGGCGCGGCCTCCTTGACCCGGTCAACAGGGCCACGGAGCGCATCTCCGGTTCCAACGGCATCGAGCAATTTATCGACGGGCTGCGGACGCTGCTCAATCAGAACGACCTCAACGGCATCCTCACCATCGCGCTGACCTGGCGCAACGGCGGTCAGGTTGAGCCAGCCGAAGACTTGGTTGGTTGGATGCGCGGCACGGAGACCTTCGTGTGCGCCTTTGAGAACGGACTGTAACCATGCAAGACCTTGGACGCATCGTCATCGACATCAACGAGAAGGGCAGCGCCAAGGCTGAAGGCATCAGCGGCGTTGGTCAGATGGCGGGCGCTGAAAGCGGTGCTGAAGCTGCTGCCGCAGCAGGCGACGAAATAGGCGCTCTCGCATCGGCGGCAGGGCTTGCGTCCACGGCGTTCACGGCGGTGGCTGGTGTGTTTGCGGTGATGACCAAGGTGGTAGGCGAAGTCGGCAAGGCGCTCCTCGCCCTGAATCGCTTTGTGCTTGAGGTGGCAAGCGACCTCCGCGACTACAGCCCCGGCATTCAGCTCGCCGAGATGCAGAATCAGATTGCAATGGTCAACACGCGCTTCCGCATGGGAATGCAGTACGGCGGGGCCATTGGCGCACAGATGCTTGAGGTGGGCCGCATTGAGCGTGCGTTTGTGGAAATCCGATCTGCGTTCGCTGGCATGGGCGCAATCTTTCTTCGCCCAATCACCAAGTACGTTGCCGATGTTCTTGACAACTTGAAAGAGTATTTGCCGAAAATCACGGAAGCGATGGCAAAGGCAGCGGAGGCCGTTGCGGTGATGGTTCAGCTTTCCTCCTACGGCGGTACATCAAGTTCCCTTGCTCGTTTGGCTGTTGGATACAATTATGGAGAGCAGGGAAAAGAACTCTTCGATTTTATGAATCCTGCGGGCGGCATTGTTGCCACGTTCAGGGAGATGGCACGCGACCTCCGCGCCCTGAACCGCAAGACCCCGGACCCCAAGATTGACTACGGCGCGATCAATCAGCCGTTCCTTGCGGATCTGAAACTCATGGGAATGAAGGGCTTCTGATGTCTACCAACGGCAATACATGGGTTGCGTTCAAGCTGGGCGATGACACGTTCACGCTTCCGTATGCCAACATCACCTCGTGGGATGCACGGGCGATCTACGCGGAGGACGGCTACACGCAAATCCGCTACGAGACCACCATCTCCGGGTCCGCGCTGGTGTCCTACGGCACTTCGACCTACACCACGCTTGCCAACCTCACCAAGAAGGAGCCTGGGCGCGTCGATGAGGTGAAGATTTGGGTGACGGCAGACGGCGCAACCGAAGCGGTCTACGAGTCCTCCGGGCCGGATGCGCTGCGTGGTCCTTTGATGTCCATGACCGTCACGGAAATCAGCGGCCGGCAGGCGGCGATGGTCACGTTCACCATCGTGGGCCACGCGATGGCCGAGGAGGACGATTGCCCGATTGTGTCCCATCGCTGGGTGCAGTCGTTCACTCTTGATGCCGCGGGACACATGACGCGCACGGTTACGGGCAGCATTGTTGTTGACCTGTCGAACACGAACGCGGACACGACCTACGCCGAGGACAACACCGCTGCCCAAGTCAACGGCAAAGCGCCTTGGGCCGACCTGTTCCGCAAGGCTATCTTGCCGACCCGTCCGCCCGATGACAGCATTTGGCGGCGGGAGTCGCAGACGTTTGCCTACAACGAAAGCGGCAACTCGCTCATCTACACCATCGTTGACACCCAGGCGCGCATCAAGCTGCCCGATAGCGCGCTGACGGGTAACTGCGAATTCACCTACGAGCGTTCCCGTACCGACCTGACCTTTGCCACCCTGCGGTTCAACTGCGACCTCGAGGGTCCGGTGAATGGCGATGTGCGGCACATGATGTGGGCAGCGGTGGTGCTGGCGCAAACCCGCATCCCGTTCCGCTCGTCGCAGCTTGACCGCATCGTGTTCTCCGAGCAGGACATGATGACGCGGTCCAAGGTGCGCGTGGAAATCCAGGCGCGGTGCTACGCCTTCGCTGGCGATCAGACTCCCTCTACCACGCTTCCGCCTGTCCCGCTTGCCAACCTGATCGGCCAATTCTTCACGGTTACGCGGACCTGTCCCGAATACCCGGATGCCTACGGCGGATACAAGGGTATTGCGTCCATCCCGCATTGGTACAACAACGAGCTGTCGGCCAAGAATCAGGGCGTGGCTAGCAGCCTCCCTGTGGCGGCGGTCATCAACGCCATCACGGACTACTGCTCACCCGGAACGCCGACCACCTCAATGGTGGCCCCCGACACGAACTTTGACGCGGCCAATGCGGCCATGAACCAAGGTCCGTTCGCCACGCTGCCGCGCATGACCAACAACGCGGCCAATCAGCCCGCTGGCGTGGAGCGGTCGCAGACGGTCACGAGCGTCTATACCGATACCAAGATGCACCGTCTGCAAACCCTCTACACGCAGGGGTCCGACTTCGTGTTCCAGGCGGGCAAGGCAAGCACGATCCTTGAAGAAGTCACCACGGTCAAGGGGGTCAACAACCCGCCGCAGCGCATCTTCCGGCCGATCCCGGCGGGCTTCGTGGTGGTCAAGGACGATTGGAAGGTCAACTTCGGCGATGTCGATACGGGCGGCCAGCGCACGTTCATCGGGGTCTATACCCGCACCCTGAAGTCCTATGACGGCGGTGGCGCGACGAGCAACGGGTACAGCACCGTGTCCGGCCGCCGGCAATGGTGGTCGCCCACGCAGACGGTCATTGCCCCGGCATCGCTCGGGTTCAACACCGATGTGGACGGGCAGAACACCGCCGTGTCCGTGTTCAACGCCAACACCAACGCAGCCGCGTACAACGTCGGCACGCCCCAGGATTACGCATGAGCGTGAGCGCGTACATCACCGCAGGCGCGACCGTCATCCCCACGCTCCTGCCCACGCAGGAGATGCGAAGCACGGCGCGGCAGATCGGCATCGCAGAGGAGGATCTGTTCCGCGTCGATGTCCCGGTGGGCATGACGCAGCACACGCGGGCAAGCGTCCTCGTGGCCTCCACGCAAATTGCAACCCTGTACGGGTCTACCACCGTTAGCCTCACCCTTGAGGACTCAAGCGGACGGACGGTCGTTCTGTCGAACCTGTATGCCCGTCCGCAGCAGCCGTTCTTTTGGCGCGAGTCGGGCGGCGTGGTCATGGTTGAGCTGGTGGACGAGCGGTGGTACTGGAAGTTCTCCAGCGCGGCCATCCTGAACACCAACCTGTCCCCCACTTGGTCAAGCGATGGGCGCTGGCGGGTTGACTCCACCCGCACCTATTCGGATCTCATCACGGACATCGGGACGGTGGCATCGGGCGACAACCTGACGATGCCCACGGGCTTCACCACGCAAAGCCCGGAATACATCCGCCGCCTGTCCGATCTGTGCGGATCACCCAACGTCAGCCTCTCCATCCTGCTTGATGCCATCGCATCGGCCAATCAGCAGATCGTGGTATCGACGGGCAGCGCCACGCGGATCATCAGCAGAACGTCCCTCAAGACGCAATACAACTCTGCAATGAACACGTATCAGGCTGCCATGCGCGGGGGTATGCAGCCCGTCAATGGCGCGTCCCTGTCTACGGATGCGCTGGTGAGCCTGTGGAACGCTACCGGATACCAGGCGCGCGCCCCGCGCATCGCCTCCGTGGTCATGCCGCGGCGCAGCGTGGAGGCGCGGACGGTATTCAACAACGTCACCATCGCCAATACCCCGGCGGCGGACATCAACTTCAGCCAGCAAGCGGTTGACACGCAGGGAGACACCCCTACATGGGTGCGCGCACCCAACGACATCGGATCGGCATACCTTACGGATGCGTCCATCGTGGTAAACGATTCCGCCGGCGCGGAGCTGACCTCCTCGCCCGGATGGAACCCGCTGCTGTCCCGCACCAAGATCCGGGATGATTACGTTTCCCGGAATAGCGTCATCCCGTTCGGACGCACGGTGTGGGCCGGGTGGATTCCGTGGTACACGGATGCGTCCACGACCATCGGTCAGATCGGCAACGTGTCCTACCGGATGGCCGAGATCGACGGCGAGCTTGCACCGTACACGATTAGCGAGGCCCGCGAGGACGATTGGCGGTTTGGGCTGCAAGGCACTTCGGAGGTGAACCCGTCCGACCTTGTGACGGCCAAGGGAAACGCCCAGGCGTACCGCAACCTCGTGGGCGCAACCATCATCGACGTTCCCCCGCCGATGTGCCGGGTGTTCCCTGCCAAGATCACGGGGTCGGAGCTGTATACCAACTGGCGGTGGCGGTACTCGTTTGAGGAAGTCGAACCGAATCCGGCCGCCGGCGCAGGCGGAACGCCGAGCGTTGCCATCGGCGCATATGGGCGCAGCGGGTCGATTTTGGCCCGCAACATGGCAGAGAACGCCAACCTGAACTATGGAGCGGGCGACACGCGCAACTTCATTGCGCCAGGAGTCGCGCAGAGCGACTACACCAATGCGACCATTGAAGCGGTTGCCATTGCCAACGACACCATCGTGATGATGGTGGAGCAATTCCCGACCTCGTACACGACCGGGTCGCCGCCGTTCGGACCGCAATATTGGTTCTCAATGCCGAACGCTGTAGTCGTAGAATGCACTACGGGTGGAGGTGAATAAACCATGACAACTACTTGGAACATCATCTTTGAGCAGGGCGCGGAATTTCAGGCACAGGTAACGGTCAGCGATTGGCCTGCGACCTACCCCGCGCTTGCAACGGCCACGGATTGGCGGCTCCGCGTGGCCCAGGCTGGCGAGGCGGCCTACCTGACGGCAAACACGGCCAACTACATCACGCTGAACGGTGCAAAGACCGTGGGGACCATTGTGATTCCTTCGGCCATCACCAACGCGTTCCCGTGCGGCAACGCGCTGTATGACCTTGACATCCTGTTCCCTAGCAGCGTGGTCAAGCGATTGATCTCGCTTGGTTCGGCACAGGTCAACATCTACGCGGGGTCCGTCTAATGCCCGAACAGGTATCCATCTCGGTGGTTGATTCGGGCGTGACTGTTTCCGCTGGCGCTGTTGTCAGCGTGACCGCTGGCACGGGCTTGACGGGCGGGACCATTACCGCCACCGGAACCATCGCCGCGGACTTTGCAGCCAGCGGCGCGGCTACGGCGGGCAAGATCGTGGAGGCTACGGATAGCCGCCTGTCGAACGCCCGAACCCCGTCCACGCACGGTAGCTCGCACGGGTCCGCTGGTAGCGATCCGATCCCCGCTGATGGTTTGGCGCAGTCGCAAGTCTTGAACCTTACCACGGACCTCGCGGCTAAAGTCCCGACCACCCGTTCAATCATTGCTGGCGCTGGGTTGTCCGGCGGCGGAACGCTTGCAAGCAATGTGTCGCTGGAAGTGCTGTTTGGCACGCTCACAGAAACCGTGTGCGAAGGAAATGATGCGCGCCTCTCTAATGCCCGCACCCCGACTTCTCACGGCAGCAGTCACGGAAGCGCTGGCAGCGACCCTATCCCGGCTGCTGGCCTCGCGCAGTCCCAAGTTGCCAACCTGACCACCGACCTCGCGGCCAAGGCAGCGAATAGCATCGTCCTTACCGCAGGCACGGGCCTGACGGGTGGCGGCGATCTGACCGCTAGCCGGACGTTTGCGGTGTCGTTTGGCACGGCATCGACCACGGCGTGCGTTGGTAACGATGCTCGCTTGTCGGATTCTCGAGCGCCTACTGGGGCGGCCTCGGGCGACCTGTCAGGAACCTACCCATCCCCGACTGTTGCCAAGATTCGCGGCACGGCCGTTTCGTCATCGGCCCCGACCAATGGCGACTTGCTGCGCTACGTTTCCGGCACGACTCAATGGGAGCCTGGGGCGGGTGTCGATGTGCAGCTCTTCGTTGCTTCCGGCACATGGACCAAGCCGAGCGGCTGCCGCACGGTGCAGATTGTTTGCATTGGCGCGGGTGGCGGCGGCGGCAGCGGTCACGCTTCAAGCAGCGGAAACAGGGGTGGCGGCGGTGCAGGCGGTGGCGGCGGCATCACGGAGCTGACGTACCGCGCCGTGGCCCTTCCGGGTTCGCTCACCGTCACGGTGGGTACAGGCGGCACGGGTGGCGCGGGTGTTTCTGCAACCACTAACGGAAACCCAGGCACGGCGGGCGGCGCATCGTCAGCATCCGCGTCCGGCATTACCTACGCCTACGCGGCTGGCGGCAACTTTGGCGCAGGCGGCACGAATTCGGGCGGCGCTGGCGGTGCAGCTCTCACGATCAATGCATTGTGGCTTGGTGGTGCTGGTGGCGCAGGCGGCGCGGGTGCTGCGGTTGGAACGACTCCAAGCAATTCGCAGGGCGCACCAGGCGGCGGTGGCGGTGGTGGAATGTCATCGGGTGGCACAACCCATGCTGGCGGATCAGGTGCTACGCGGGTTGGCATTGGCACGGGCGGCGATGGCACAGGCGGTGCAGGCAGCAATGTGGGCTTCTACGGTTCGGGTGGCGGTGGTAGCACCTCTTCAAGCGGCACAAGCGCCGCTGGCGGCGTGGGCGGCTACGGCGCGGGCGGCGGCGGATCTGGCGGATCGTCTACCGCTACGGGCGCTGGCGGCAACGGTGGCGGTGGCCTCATCTGCATTATTTCCTCGTGGTGAGCCATGACCATCGAAACCAAGAATGCCGTCGAATTTTGGATGAAGCCCGCGCAGCTCGCGGTGGCGGTCATTGCCATTGCCGGGGCGTTCGTTTACGCGGGACAGCGCAGCGAACGGGACGAGCAGCAGACGCGTGCCTTGGACAAGATGGCTTCGGAGATGGAGAAGATCCAGCACGCGACCGGGGAGGGGAATGCACAGATCCGCGTCATCAACGTCCGCATCGGGGCGCTCGAGGAGCGCGTGGGGAAGATCGAAAAGCGATGAGCCGGGTATGGCTTGCCCTTGCGGCGGTGGCCCTGCTGGCGGTCGCGTGCAGCCCGGTAGAACGTATCGCGGGTGATACGAATGCCATCCGTACGGATGCCCAAGCGCTCATTGACCACGGCCACGCCATCAAGGACGCGGAGGTGGTGGAGCGCGCCACGCGCATTGACACCACGGCGGCCGACATCCACGTTCAGCTCACCCAGGTGCAGGACATCACCCCGGCGTGGCTTTCGACCCTGCGGTGGTGGGGCATCGGCGTGGCCGTGGCGGGCATCGCGTTCCTAGTCTGGAATTCCGGAATTGGCACTTTTGTGCGCGTTGCAATCGGTTGGCTGCCGCGAAAGAAAGTGACCCAGGCGGAACTCGCCGTGGATATGCTAGACCCCAACCGACCCGAAGGGGATCGGGAGTACGTTGCCGCGATGCGGGCGCAAGACCCGGAATTTGACGCGGCGTTCCGCAAAGCACAAACCCGAAGAAAGGCTTGATGATGCTTCTCGCAGACTTCTCCAGTTTCGTTGGCTCGGTGTGGGCGGCCGCCCTTTGCTTCTGCCTCGGCGTTGCCGGCGGCATCTACCTCTGCAAGCGCGGAATCATCAAGTGACGCGCCTTCTCATCTTCATCGCTGCGCTTGTCATCGTGGCATGAGCGGCATCTTGAACGCTTCGTGTTGCTGCGGCGGTGGGACCATCCCGCCGGGTAACACCGTGTGCGTTCCGGTTGTCGGTACGTCTACGCCGACCTTCACCATCACGGCCTCCCAGGCTGGGTGGGTGCGCGGAGAGCCGAAGGGGCTTTCTAGCACGACCGATTGTCCTACTGACAATTGCGGCACGCCGTCCGAGCCGTCCTACATCTATTGCCCGTTGAAGATTTGGGCGGGATGGAACAACGCGGTGGGATCGTTTGAGGGGAAGTATTACCGCGATGGCTGGCGCAGAAACGATTCTCCCAATTGCGAGTGCTGCGAAATTACCGAAGACACGCTGACCTACACGGGTGGAAGCTGGACGGCCACCATGCAGTTCGGTGGAGGCGCAAATACCGTCAACGTGCTTTCGGAGTCCAACACGTTCGTGAGCGGCGGTGTATCAGGCGTGAAGTACCTGTGTAGTGCGATTGACGGCGGCAGCGGATGCACGCTTTGCCCGACTTGTTGCGGCGGCGCTTCCGGTTTGTACGACATCATCGTGGTCACGTTTGGCGGCTACAACGAAACGGGACCGTATCACCCGGTGCAAGCGACCGATGAAAACGGTGCTGCCTTGTGTGATCCTCCGTATGACAGCGCCTACGCCAACACCTACTCGTACGGGTACAGCGCGGACGTTTACTTCTACAAGCCCGTGCCATTCACGGCTACACGCACGCTGACCGGGGTGTATACGCGGTTTGCTTCTCGCGTGACCGTACCGCTGAACTTCTATCAAACGTTTTCAAGCTCGGGTGGCCCGTGGAACTCGCTGGGCTACGCGCTTCCATACCCTGGCGCAACGGTGTGCGATGTCATTACCACGGGCGCACCCGACAACCCAGCCGAGTGCTTGTGCGGCTCCGCGAACGGATTCGGATTCACCTTCCCGTCCACCATCACGCTGACATGATCTACACCACCAACGGACGCAGCATCGAAGTCCCCGACTCCGTGCCGGCCGCGGAGCGCGAGGCGTGGGCGCTGGCGCAGCTTGACCGCACGCGCAAGCCCGAAGGATGGCGCGGCCTGGGGGACGTTGTGGCTGCCGCAACGAAGGCGGTAGGCATCCGTCAATGCGGCCCGTGCCGCAAGCGGCAGGAGGCGTTAAACCGCCTCGTCCCGTTCGCAAAGGAAAACCCCCCGCCTGCTGGCCAACTTCCTGCGGCCGCAAGCGGGGGGGAGAAGAACGACTAGCCTACGGTCAGAAGGGTACGTCCGCGGGGTCAACCTTGGCCGGGGCAATCGGCCCGATCACGCGCATGACCTGTAGCGTCTGCCCGATCCGGGCGACCTCGAGGCGCATTTCCTTGTTTGCGTCCGCCAGGTCACCGTACTCGGCCACGGAGGTAGCAATCCACACCGCGCCGTGTTCGCCCACGGCGTTGATTGCAATGGGCTTGCCAGGGCGGCGCACCACGCGCAGGATCTCAAACTGGCCCTCGTACTCGTCGGGGTAGCCGTCGGCCGCCTTGGGGGTTTCCGGGGCCGGGTTGGCCTCCTGCTTGGCCGTGCGCTTGCGGACGGGCTTCGGGGCATCCTCTACCACCGATGCCTCTGCGTCAATCGTAGGGGCTGCGGGTGCGGCAAGGGCGGCGCGGGCCTTGGGAGCCTCGTAGCCGCGGGACGGGGCTTCCTCGGTGATCTCGGTCTCGCCGTGGGCTTCGACGTACACCGGGGCCGCGCCAAGCGCGTCCGGGCAATGCTGCTTGTAGCCGCTCGAGATGCAACGGGCGAAGAGCATCGCCTTGGGCCACTTGTGCCAATTGTCCCCGCCGAGCTGCGCCCGCTTCGCATCGTCCATCGAGAAGGTCGTGGTCCCGATCTCTTCCCACTTGTTCTCGGGGCTGCGGCCGAAGAACACGATGCTGCACTCCGTGTCCGTGCAGGCGGCGCGGTAGTCGTACTTCCCTGCGCGCTTGATTGCTGCGGCCATCAGGTTGGCGGCCAAGACGGCCTTGCCCTTGATGATGTGCAGCCCGGTCATCGCGTCATAGTCCGACAGGCCCAGGCCGCGCCCGATGATGATCTTCGCGCACGCTGCGGCCTCGGACTGAATGTCGGGGAACATCCCCGAAGCCTTGAACACCTGGGCGACCGACATGGGGTCAAGCTGCGCTTGCCCGATCCTTGCGAGTTCCATATGCATCTCCTCATGTACGCGGAGCGCCGCGCCCGTCCCGCGCAACGTGCGAGGGCGTAATCAGTATACGGCCCGGTAGCCGAAAGTCAAATCGGGGCAATGGCGATGACCGT